TAGACTTAACTCTTGTTTGTAACAAATCAAATCCTTTTAAGATTGCAGCTTGTTCAGCTTTCAATTTGTTAAACTCTTCAGTCATAGCTTTTACAGCCTCAGCTGAATCACTACCGTTGCCAAATGCGTTGATTTTCTCATCAACTGCTGTTACTACTGATTTTAATTGATCAGCAATCTCAGACTTAGTTTTCTCAGATATTGAAGTTTCTAACGTTGATTTTAACGCCTCCAATTCTAACATTAATTCTTTCTTTTCCATGTCTTTATGGTTTTAAATAATTTGATTAAATGTTATTTCTAAACGCTCTTATAATGTCCAATGTGTCATCTACTGGCTCAATGGTTGTTACCGGTTGAGTAGTGTTAGATTTCATATCTAGAATTAATTGAGCTAATTGTTTGCTATGTAACAACAACATCTGTATTGTATCATCTGTTGCCGTTGTGTTTCTGCAGAACTTATCAATAGCTGCACTCTTTGCAACTATCATATCTACATCTAGATTCTTATCACCTTTTAGTGATGTAATTGGTGTCAAAGCATTAGCACCCCATGCCGTAAGTGAACTGCCCTCATACAACTTAACCTCAGTAATCTCAAACTGTCCTAATGATGGATTGCGTAAATAGTTTTCATAGGATTGGACTTGGTTACGCTTAATTATTTTAAACCCAATTGAATGTTCTGTTATCAACCCACTCTCAACCATCTTTATAAAATCTTCACCCCCATCATGTGTACCTACTTGACTTTCGTAATACAATCCGTACTCATCCTCTCTCAATGTCAATAACTTGCCTAATGGTTGTGATGGATCATGATTAAGTAGATGCTTAATTCTTGGTTGTGCTGCTGCTGGTCCCTGCTCATTTATTGTCTTAGTAAATGCACCAGGCTTCATAATGTCGCCATCTGAATCTACATTGTTGAATTTGCTAAAATACCCTGTAACAATACCCTGAATCGGATTCATATCCATTATCTCAGATACCATTGATACATCCTTTATGTTGTATATGCTGTTCATTGATATAAAGTTACTAATTTATTTTAAATATAAAACAAAAAATTTGCACCTGGTAAGGGATTTGCACCCTTATCTCCCTACTATGTAAGGACGTTTCCTAATGTTGGTATTCATTCCCAATTACGCCAACCAGGTGTCTTATCTTCTTATTATTCTGCCGTTCCTATCTCGCTTAGCATTAAACGCAACCGTACACCTACAATTAACTACTTCCTCAGCTGGAACTGCCAACCCATTTGGTTGCTGTCTCACACCCGGTTGCATCATACCAATATCTCCAAGCTTTGCATTGGTAAGTGTAAATGGTGTCTCAATTGGTAGCCTTGTACCATCGACCATCTTATGATCATGCCTTGTTCTGTTATCCTTCACCGCTATCCAAACTTTCTCCATTACATTGCCCGATTCATTTGCATAAATCATAGCTGCACCATTTGCACTGGTAACTGTTTCAGTCCTTGCTATCCTCCTTGCTCTCATTGCATTAAATGCTGGACTAACTAACAACTGCCTTACTATATCATCAAATGATGCACCAGTTATAGCTGCATCACTTAAAACTTGTTGTATAAAAGATGTGCTATAACTTGTCATTAGATTAGCATCATTCAATAAATCAATGCCATAATACTGATTCATTAACTGCACTATCCTTTCATTAAATCCCATCTGACCTGTAACAAATGCATCATCTGCCTTTATAGATTCCGTTCTAGTTATTCTTGCCCATGCTGGCCCTACAGTTTTATACAATGATACCAACACATCATAGATGGGGAATACTGGCAATAACATTGGATCTTGTGTCTTTATAAATGCATCCAATTGAATCTTTAAGGCTTTCTTAAACTTAGGCTCATACAACTTTTCATAACGCTGTTGAAACTTATTCCACTTATTCCAATATGCCTGTTGTTCCTGTTGTGTCATAAACTAACTGTTATGCTTAATCCTTGACTACCTAATTTGTTTGCCAATGCTTTATTTATTTGCTCTACCTTCCACTCTCTTTGTTGTTTCTTTAATGGGCATGATGGTACCGGCAACTCACTGATCAGTAACATTGTAATTTTACTGTGTAACATCTGTGTAATTTGCTCTATACTTTTTTCCATTATGGCATTGGTAAATCAGAAACATTAATACTTAAATCGGTAATATATTGTTTACCTGAATCTATTATTATTTGATTCATTGCATCCTCTTCTATTATCTCAAAATCTTGTATCTCTCTCTTCTCATTTGGTGTAATCCACCACATTGCACTCAATGCCTCAGCTTGTGTCTTCATATCATCTTGCATTGCTGGGATGTCGCTTATATCAATCTCAATCGTTCTTTGTTTTCCATCAGTATACATAGGAAGTATTCCCTTAATCAATGCATCCCTAAATAAATGTATGTTTGGTAGGATTGAATTTGTATACAACATCTTTAATGCTGTATTCATATTGTTGTATGTACTGCTATCTGTATTGTTTAGTAACACCTCCGGGAACTTGTAAGCATTGCAAATCTTTGTGAAGTCGATCTTTTGTAAATCACTCACCTCCATATCTGCTAACTTTAATCCTAACTCTAAATATCCCATCTCACCAGCTGCGAAATATGGCGCACCTTTGTTCGAACTATTTTTTAGATACTTAGCAAAGTCATTTTTTCTTTGACCTAATGTCTCAATTGCAAAGTCTGACTTCTCATACACTATACCCGGAATACCACCGTTCTGCATTTGCGCTACTGATGCATTCATTCCAGCATCCAATCTAGTTACACGCTTTGTAAGTACCTGCAATGGGCTAAGGCCTCTGAACTGCTGACCATTGGTAATAGTAGGATTATAATACTTTACGTGTATAATATCATCAGTTGTAAATTTGCCATCAAAGCCTACATCAAAGTATCTGTAGCCAACTACAGCCTGAGGAAATGTATCACTAACCAACACTGTTACATTTTGGTTATTCAATGCATGTAGTGTAATCATTCCGGCATTTGGTCCTAACTCCAACACCTCTTTATACAAAAACAACTCACCAGTAATGTAGAGTATTGTGTAATATTTAATCTTATCCTCATAGCTGATGCCTTCTAACATCTTCATAAAGATATCATCAGGCTGTAAATCTTGTAGTGCTTTTGTCTTGTAGTACTTCTTTTGTATGCTCTTAAAATCATGTCTCTTGTAACCTTTCATTGCCATATCATCCACAATCTCATAGCCATAGAATGGAATCCTTGCAGCCGTCTCAGCTAAGTAACTGATCACAGAATAAATATCATCAATTGTTGTGTACTGGTTTATTGCTTCAATAGTTTGCCAACTTGGGAATATGGCGTTACTAGCGTTGATGGTCATACCCATCATGTTATTTACTGCCTTAGTTTTGGTTTCTTTTTTGCCAAATAACTTATCAATCCATTTCATATGCAAATACCATTTTAGGTTTAAACTCAAATATCTCTCTCATCATAAACATATCCAATAAATCCGGGCTATCCCCATTAAGCTTTATCTTCATCTCATCCTTACCAATAATTCTTAGCTTACCATCGTAATCACTCTTATCACGCTTTATAGCCTTACGCTCATACATAAATCGTTGTTTGACCGTCATTGTGCTATCATACATCTTACTGGCTACATGCTTGTTAATCTTCATCTTGCCCATACTTACTGCATTGCCTGTACGATAGTAACACTGAGTCTTTAGGTTCATGTAATTCTCTTTTATCAGCCGTCCACTTGCCTCATCCTTTACACTCATTGCTGATGCACCACCATTGAATGGAACCGCCCCACGAATGAACCCATCAACATAACTACCTACACCATCTGCGTCATAACAAATATACCGATTTTCTACTGAATACTTTTGAGCCATGCGATTTATTAAATCAATCACTTGCTTACCATCACTCTTATCCATTATCTCAATGTCCATTAGCTCCATCCCTTCCCAGTATCCTACAACAAGCTTATTGCTTCCCTTCATCGCAATATCAGCTGTTATGTATCTGCCTGTCTTATCAACTCCTTTTATGTTTTCAAACATTCCAACAAACGCATCGTAATCATAAATATCATTAGGACTGTTGCTTACCTTCCATCTACCTTCAAGTAGTTGACGCCTGGTGTCCTCATCCTGACTAAGCAAATTACCTGGATAAGATGGATCATGCTTCAACCCCTCTTTGTTATCGTATATTGAACCACTAACAAATGTAATTGATTTGATAAAGTCTCTAGCTGTTAAACCTGATGCATCTATCATTGGCTTAATGATATGCTCAGCTTTCTCATACACTTCATCATAGCTATTACCCCAAATATAATCATGGCCATACTTGATGAAGTATCTTAGCTTACCTCTACGTTCCAATATTGGAAACCCAGTCTCACTATCTATCCACCAACTGATTAGCTTGTATACCCATGATTCAGGATCAGGGTTACATGTTGCCCTAACATATGGTTTCACACTGCAGGCACTACGGTTACGTGATAGCAAATAAAAAAACATTGACTCAGTAAAGTGTGTTAACTCATCAAAGCCTAAGAAAGGAATCTGCGCACCTTGCCAATCATACTTATTTTTCTCATACTCCAAATGCCTAAATGATATCTTTACTCCACTTGGAAACTTCCAGTCTAAAGATGATTCCCTTGCATCACCTTTGACAATTGGATAAAGCTTTGTACTGGTGTCCCATAAGCCACCTTCGTTTCTAATCTGTACACTGGTCCTCCTAAATATCACACCACCAAAACCTTTAATGTCTATGTGTCTAATTGGATCTAGTAGCAATGCAAACGTCTTACCCACAAATGCAGCTGCACCGCCAATGACGATGTCTGCACTGCTTGATAAAGCTATAGTTTGGTAACCTGCTTGAGGTCTTATGTAGTTGATATTATACTGTTGGCTCAATGATTTCGTCTATTGGTTCTATTGGTTCAATGAAGTTATCCCTTCCATTATCCGGTAGTTGTATCACTTCAAATGTTTTTACTTCCTGTTCTACGTTCATCTGTATCATATCTGTTGGCTTACCCACTCCATGCTCCCAGCAGAACTTTATTAGTGCTGGTTCATCTGATCCTAGCAATTGTATAAAGCCAGCCTGTATACTGCCATAGTATTCCTCTATAGCTTTTAGTGCTATATTCTGAACATTAATCTCATATTCTTTTGACTTCCTTCCCACAATAAACTATAATTTAATCAGTATAAAATTACTTAATTTTTTAGACATAACGATAATTAAATGACTTCTTAACTAATTCTAAAGCTCTTTTACGGTCTATTAGCAACACATCCTTCATCTCGTATATGTCTTTAAAAATCGTGCCTGTATTTATCTCTAATATCTTTTTAGAAGTATGCTCTCTTTTTTTTGTGTTTAGAGTCAAGATATGCTCATCATTTTTGTAGATGCGATAAATAACTTTTGTGCCTTCAAACATTGATCGAATTACGTCTAAAATTTCATCATCAGATCTTGTGGTTGTAGCCACTTTATAAGCCATTATTTTGTTGTGATTATACACTCTAAAAATCGTTGGTTTTTGCATAGCTTTTTTATCTAATTGTAACCGATGTAATGCATTTTACCCATTTTTTCTATTCTTCTATATATATATATATTTATTACTTTAGTAAAATAATTATAAAAATAGGTTACATCGGTTACAAGTGTTTATATTTAATTGGTTATCAATGCTTTAACGTGTAACCAATCCGTAAAAAAATCGGTTACAATTAAAATAAATCGGTTACATTGGTTACAATTTCTTGGTAGTTATTATTATTTTTTCCTATTTTAAAGTACTTTTTGTTGTTATCTTGACGATTTTTGTAACCAATGTAATCGATTCCTAAAATTTGGGAACCGATTTGTAACCCTTTTGAGAATCTTTTTAGACTGTAATCTCTTGACTGTAATTCGTACCGATTTAGGAAGTTTTTCCACTCTTGATTCATGGGTAATTGTTGCCCTAAATGATCTTCAATAATGGTGTCTAAATAGTCAAGAAAATCCTCCCCAAATTGTAATTTAATTTGCTTACGATTTAACTTTTCGCTGTTC